CGGGACGCTTGGTTGATCATCGGGCTGATACAACTGTCCTCCAACATTGCTCAACATACCTTTCATATCATCCAAAGACATTTTAGGTTGCTCCTGCATGGGAGCACTAGGAGTAGGGGTTTCTTGCTGTTGAGGACTTGGCGCTGTTGGTTGAGCCTGGGGGGTAGCTAATTGAGGTGCAGGCATTGTCTTTTGCAACTGCTCCTGTTGCACACCTTCACCATATGTTTGACCACTAGTAGATTGAACTGGCTGGCCTTGACCACCAGCCAAAGTTTTTTTAGCTCTAGGCACCTTGTCCTCCTTGCATAGCCGCTAACAACTGTTGAATATTTGCACGAGGGTCTTGAGGGGGTCCAGCCTGTGGTGGTGGAGCCTGCTGTGCCTGTTGCATTGCCATCATCTGCTCAGGAGGACCAGCCATACCAGGCATAGCCTCAGGTGGAGCAACCATACCCTCAGGAGCGGGCGGTGCTTCTGTTGCTTGACGCTTACGCATCTCGTCATCAGCCATAGCAACAGCATCAAAAATATCTTTACCGTCAGACAAATACTTCTTAATCATCGTAGAAGCAATTAACGGCAACTCGCCTGTCAAAAGCTTTTGGAGAACGCTTTGACGCAAAGCATCATCAAAGTCCTCATCTTGCACAAGACGCTCTTCAGCCTCATGGTCATCAATGTACGGATGCATAGCCCTGAAAGTGCGACCCGAAATGGCTTTAGCGCCACGCAAAGACCCAAGGATCTGTGTCTGTTGCATAACATCAGCACCAGGAAGGTTATACGAAACTGTGTTATCTAACAGTTCTATGTGTTCCTGCGGCGTAAATGTGACAATACCTTTGTCTCCAGCCCATCCAGAGTACATTGAATACTTCTTGTCAGGCCAATACGCTTTATAGGTAGCAAGAATTGCTGAGTTAAGATGTGGTAGCCACGCTTCACTGATTTCGTGAAGTTCTTGAATGCGCGGATCAACAGCCATACCGGCCATAGCGTCCATACCACGACCAGTACGCAAAGCACCGTAAGTCTCACCACCAAATTGTGGAACCAAACCTGTTGAGGTGCGGAAGTTGCGTTCAAGACGGTCAATGGTTTGCGTGGTCCTAATGTCTGGCGTGGATCGAATCTGACCGATGGACTCAACGTCCTGTAGCAAGTTGATTTCACCTTCACGACCATCTTTCCATTGTCCACCAATAATACGGGGCATTCCACCTGAACGCCCAATGGCGTACATGTCGGGCCAAATAGCTTTTTCTTGGGCAAGAATGTCCAATGCCATAAGTCTTGCTTGTAGATCTACGTTGCCGAGCATTGAACCGATACGACTGGCGATGCGTCCAAGGCTCACGTTGTGTGGCACTACGGCTGGCATCATGCCGATGCGGTTAGGGTAACTTGGTGATAACTGTTGCCATGGAGTAATCCATGGGCGTTCGCTTGACATGCGACGGTCATCAAATACTGGTCCGACAATACCAAATACGGTTTGGTCTAGGTCGTACCATTCAACACATTCCCAAAGGTCACGGTAGTCGTCTTTGTGGATTGGTCCACCTAGTTCTTGGCGTGATTGTGGGTAGACACGACGCAAGAATTCGGCTGAGTGGCGGGTAACGAACGCTACATATTCGGGTTGGCGTAGTTCTTCGTTGGCTGTTGGCTCAATATAGGTGCCGAGTGGGTCACGGATTTCAATGCGAGGGATGCCTGCATTAAAGTCTGGGATAACAACAAGACTGCAAGTGTGGTAGGCAGCCAGCTGGCGGTAGTAGCGACGACGACCAAGGTTCCATTTAGAGTTGCTGTAGGTTGCTGCTACGATCTTGCGTCGTTTGTCAGCATATTCACGGGACCTGCGACCGCTATCTTTCATAGGGTCAATGGCAGGAAACACGTTGTTTGGGCGTACCGAGGCGGCTCGCATAGCCATATTGTCTACGGCTTCAGCAATAAGTGCTGGTGTTAGGGGTGGGAGGTTTGGTTCTTTGTCAATGTCGGGCATAGGAAGAATCCAGTCGCCGTCATAACGATCAAGAATATCCTTCATACGGTTAAGTACAGGACCTTGCATTGTTTGCAAGTCCTTTACTATGCGTGTTATTTCATCGAATGTTCTCAAACTTTTGCTCCTAGTGGAATTACTAACCCTGTTCTGGTACCTGACCAGGGTATTCCTTTGACTCTCCACGTTTCACTCGTATTAGTTTCTATGGGTTGTTTCCATCTTTGTCGCCAAAGAATCCATACAAACCATAGTGCCATTACTCTGTCTTGCCTAAGTTTACTACCTCTAGCACCTGGCCTCCATGCCTTTAGTTGCCTACATAGTTCCCCGATTTCGGTTCTAGTATAGTCATCTCCCGCCCATGGTAACACAATTTCTTGTCGCATAAATGACTCGCACATAGATGCTACACCTACTGACTCATCATATTTGTTCCAGCCAGTAATATGTTCTCGCATTGCGAACCCGTAGTGTTGCTGCATTTCTAGCAATCTTTCATCTCTTGCTAGGCCAGCTTGGAAGTTTTTAGTTTCGATTACTACGTCTGTTACTCGTCCTGTTAGGTTGCAGGACTGGATGACACTATCTAATGCTTGCATAATCTGTTCGTTGCGTCGGAATCCTATATCTTCACGGATACGACGAACAATAAGTTTGCCTTCAGGGGATACTTCGCAGGCGATCACACAGTTTTGTGATCCAAGTGCAGGGTCTAAACCTACATAAACAATGTTGTCGGTAGGTATTTCGTGCTTTAAAGAGATTAGAGGGTTTAAACATTCGTCAACCATCTCATCTGTGAAGGTTCGGTTGCTGTTTGATGACCCTGGGGATTGCATATAGTTACGATCCCAAGCTTCTTGACCTACTTTGCGTCGCTGACGGTCCAACATGTCTAGTGTGTAGCGTTCAGGCCATAGCGGTTTCTGTTCACCAGTCTCAAAATCAGTAATGATTGCCTTAAACTTAATTACTTTGAGGATTCCTTGTAGGTCTGTATCGTCGGCTAGGCGACTATAGATATCATCTTCACCCACACGAGTACCAGCAATGGTGGTAATACCGTGTTCACCTGGACGTGTGAGTGCGTCCTGTCGGAACCAGTCCTCAATTTTGTTGGTTTGCGTATATGTTTTGACGGATTGAATGTCGTCAACATGAAGATGGTCGGTACGGGTTGAAACGATTGATGATCCAACACCCAATGCCATCATTGTATAGTCACGCTCGTCATGATGTGACTTTTTGTAGACGTTAAAGTGATCTGCACCCCACGGTTGAGCCACTTTGCCTTGCCCTAAACCTACTGGTGGACGGAAAGGACCCCATCGTTCCACATATTTAGGGAACGGACCGCTTGGTTCCATACGGTTCTTGATACGACCGATGATCTTTCGGGCGATTGATTGGTTTTCTGAAGCTACTGTCTGCCTACGGTTCGGATGTAAAGCAACCATTTCGGACACATAGTTCTCATATGTGGTCGTTTTACCATGTTCCGGTGGCCAGAGCGCCATCAGAATATTACCTGGTGGTAGATTTTCTAGTTCTTGTAGAAATATGAGTTGGAACCACGCATATTCCATATCAAAGTATTCTTTAGCAAAAGAAGCGTGAGTACCGTTGTACTCACCTTCTTCTTGTGCTTCGTTTGCACGGATACGGTCTACTTCGGCAGCAAACTTCTTATCTCGCTTACGCCACTGACGATACGCCTCGTATCCGACACCAACTATTTTTAAAGCTTCTTGTAAAGGAACATTTGCTTGCGTTAATTGCAAGAATTGTTGCTGTCGCTGTACTGCACGCGAATGATGTGCATTAGCGGCTAAAGCTTTTTTTATAGTTGGTTCATTCAGGTGTTTCAATATTTTCCACTACGTCAGTATCGGCGGCTTCCTCCGCTGGTACCAACTGCTGTAGGACTGTCTGCAAGATAGCGATCTGCTGTGCTTGCATTGCGATTTGTGTTGATAGGTTTTCGATGACTTTGTTAAAGTCGATCTGGTTGTTCATTTTTCCTCCTGGGTTTTAGGTAACTGTATCATAAATGATTATCTGTGTGATCATGGTCATGACCATAATGACCATATTCATTATATACAAAGAATGTATTTACTATCCATTTATCATTTGATAAAGGGGTCTTACCTTCATGCGGATGCGTAAAATTAGATGGAAACAAAACTATACGACCGGCACGAGCTTCAACTTCAACGTTATGTAATGGGAATCTAGTTTCTCCACCATTGTCAACATCATTCAAATAAATGAGACCTGATACAACTCGATTCTGTGACTCAGTACCAGGGAAACTATCAATGTGTTCACGATACCAACCGCCACATTTATTGTAACATTGTACTTGAAATCCAGTATCTTGTATTTCTAACCAGTTGTGTAAGGCACGATATTTGGTTTGATACGAAGATACTGCTTGCGTAAACCCATTCAAAAATAATGATTCTATATTTTGAAAAACTGTTGAGTAATCAATATTTCTTTCTAGAAAACCTAATTTTGAAAAAGTCATATCAAAACTGTTTTTAGTTCTAATATCTATCCCACCCATAGTTTTTCCTTGATACGACACTTCAGGCCATAAAGGTTTTACTTCATTCAAAAATTGCTGGCATGTGTTTGCCGGAATCAACCCATCAAATACTGCAATCATCCCTGAATCCCCAGCAGGATAAGTAATGTTCATTTACGAATCATATCCCCCGATAGATCGAGTTTGTAATATTTTTGAACAAAGCCACTCACTAAATTCATCCGATAAAGCAGGTATGGATTCATCTGTACGTTGCTGCGCGTTAGTTGTACCTCTAATAAATCTAACAACTTTTTCGGCAGGTACTTCTGTTAAAATCCATTGTTTAATAGAGTCGGGTATTTGTAAAGTTTCAACAATCCCATGACTTACCGTTGCAGTGATTTCACGATTACCTAAATTTGTATAAGCAAAATCCCATTCCAATAACAATCTAAATATTTCTTGAAGTGTTCTTGCACATTCTGAATGAGGTTTCTCAATTGTTTTGACTTCATCTTCACGATTCAGTAATTCAAAATACATAATATGACCGTGAGGTACTGCTTCAATAACAGGAAACATTGCAGCAACATTTTCAAATGTTATGTAATGATTTCCTGTCAATGGATAAGGTTTATCTGGGCTACCACAAGAACATTTATCACCAAGCCATTGATGTAAACCTTGTGGGCCTTTTCTTGATGTAGCATCACATCGTACCGTTTCACCTTGTTGAACTTGGATTTTAGAAATAGAAACATGTTGTGCTATACCAAAAAATCCAATATCGTCATTTGTGCCAACAATTTTTTCCCAGAAACCAACCATCCCTGGTTCTTTATTGTGATCGTTTAGTTTCATTATGCCACCCTAATAATAAATAAGATATCTACTGAGTTAACACCATGAGTGTGAGCAAGTGTTGAAGCGT